GATTCCGGTACCGAAGGAACGCCGATATACCTGCAGGGTCTGTGGTCAGGAGAAAGACGAAACCCTCTTTTTCAGATGGCGGCAGGGGGGAAAGACGCTGTGCAAGCTCTGCGAACACGCAAAGCGGGTCCATAAGAATGCTGAGCTACTGAAAGAGATTGATGAGGCCGAAGACGCCACGAGGGAGATCGGCGTCATGACAGAAAAGATGGAACCCGTGGCCGGCCGGCTCGCCTTCCCAATAGCGACAGCCATCGAACTGAAAAAACAAGTCCTCTGCAAGACCTTCAACATCAAACCGTCCTATCTGAGGCGGAAGAAGAAGAAGTGGAAGCAAATTCAAATGCGGCGACGGACCTGGGTCCTGTAGGCGCTCCCTCTTGACAACTCCGCTTCAATCGAGTATCTTTGCACAACCCTTCGACGCACCCACACGAGGAGAACGGCCATCAATTGAACGCCCAAATAATTCCTGTCCGATGTGGAGGCGACCTCCTACCCCTGGGAGCCCTCGAGCCATTCCAGGGTGAGCTCAAATCCCTCGACAAAAAGAGCTATAAGAAACTGAGAGCGAATCTCGAGCTTTACGGGATTCGCTTTCCCGTTTTTATCTGGCGACATGAGGGACACGTCTACACGATCGACGGACATCAGCGGGCGCTCGTCCTCAAAGACATGATCTCCGACGGATGGATCCTCGCCGATGGCGCCATCCCGGTCGTCGAGATCGAGGCCGACAGCGAGGCTGAGGCGAAGCAGCTGATCCTCCTGGCGACCAGCCAGTATGGACGGACAAACCCGGACGCCCTGTACGAATTCCTGCACGCTGCAGAGATCGACTTCCAGCAGATAAAGGCTTACCTCGACGTCCCCGGAATCAACCTGGAACGATTCGAGGCGGGCTACTACACGCCAGACGTCGATGAGGATGAGGCCGTCACGCTCCCGGCGGAGCCGGTGCTCGAAGAGGGGGACCTGGTGGAGCTCGGGGAGCACCGGCTCATCGTCGGCGACAGCCGGGATCCGTCGGTCTTCAACAGGCTGCTCGCCGGGGGACACGCGGACGTCATATTCACGGATCCGCCGTACAACGTGAACTATTCTGGCCAGGGAGCGAGGACGTCGACGACGATAGCGAACGACAACCTCCTGGAGAACGACTTCCGCAACCTCCTGGGCGATGCCTTCTCCAACCTGGCCTTTTTTTCCAAGAGCGATGCACCTCTGTATTGCTGCTACGCGTCCAGGACACATCGGGAATTTGAGGACGCCCTGAACGCGGCCGGCTGGTTCGTGAAGAACCAAATCATATGGGTGAAGTTCGTCGCCTCGATGGGCTGGAGCGATTACAGGTGGAAGCACGAACCAATCCTCTACTGCAGCAAACAGCAGCAACGCGTCCCCTTCTACGGCGACCGGGCGCAGTACACGGAATGGACGGAGGAAATGACGGACGCCGAGATCATCCGGATGGTCCGCAACATGAGCACGAAAGAGAACGAAGACGGATCCTCGACCGTCTGGAGGCTGCACCGGGAGGCCGTCTATGATCACCCGACACAGAAACCCGTAAAGCTGATGCACCTGGCGCTGAAGAACTCGAGCAAAAAAGGACAGCTCGTCCTCGACCCGTTCTCCGGCGCCGGATCCACGCTGATAGCGGCGGAGCAGATGGGACGCCGGGCAGCAGCAATCGAGATCGACCCGAGATTTGCAGACGCAACCGTCACGCGCTGGACACGCCTCGTCGGCCAGCCGACGGTCAGAATAAACGGCGAGGCCAAACTCTGGACAGCACCTCTGGAGGTAACCGTATGATCACGATCGGCATGAGCATCTACGACTCGGTAAAGGTAGACACGATGAGCTGCCTCTTCCGAGCCATCAGCGAGCTGGGCAAGCAGACGAAAGTACGCATCGAAATCCTGAAGGGATTCTACGTCCACAATTACCGGGAGGAGATCGTCCAGCGGGCGCTGACAAACGGAGCGACACACGTCATGTTCATCGACAGCGACATGACCTTCCTTCCCGACGCCATCCCGACGCTGCTCTCGAGGCGGAAGGACATCATCGGGGCGCCGTACGTCATGAAGACCCCGCCTCATCACAACATAGTGAAGCAGCTCGTCGACGGACAGATCAAGGGATGGGGATACGAGATGCCGGCCGGGCCTTTCAAGTGCCTCTCGGTCGGAACGGGATTCATGCTGGTGGACACGGAGGTTTTCAAGAGAACGGAACCGCCGTACTTCCGGATCGAGCAGGAGGGATCCGTCATGATCGGTGAGGACGTCGCCTTCTGCCGGCGGGTAGCGGAAGCGGGATTCGAAACCTGGTGCGACCCGACAGTTCCGATCGGACATATCGGAGAATTCACATTCATGATGCCGACGATCGAGCAGGCGCAATGAGCAACATCCCGAAAACCAGGATCCGGGCGCTGGGCATAGAGTGGGACAAGCGCCACAGGGAGTGGATCTTTGCCAGGCTGGCGGAGATGTACCGGCCGAAAGAGATCACGCAAATGGCCCTGACCGAGTACGCCGTCGACTGGAACCTGGGGGATCCGAAAAACCCTCTGCACCAAGAGCGCTTCGAGGACATCCGGCGGTTTGTCCATGCGAAGATAAAATACTACGCCTTCAACAAACGGAACAGCAAGACACAGAATCGCATCGAGGAGCTCCGGAAGGAATTCAAAAAGAACCTCGCTGATCACTACAGGGAGGCAAACAAGTTCGCCCGGATCCGGGACCTCTCGACGATCAAAGAGCTGGCGATGAAAGATAAGCAATTCATGGCAGCGGTCAAGGCCGTCGAGGCAATCAGAGTAGAGATCGAGGGCGTCGGTCCGGGACCTTCGGTAACCGTCAACAACAATACTCAGGTAAACGTAAGAAATGCGCCGACCCTTGCAGACATCGACAGAGAGCTCGAGCAGCTCCTCACAGACACCGGCGTCGATCGTTCTACAGCAGCTGCGTTCGTCGCAGGACTTGGCAGCAAAGGAACGCGCAGCCTACCTCGTCCAGAGGAAAACGTCGTTGCCCCGGTGGAGGGAACACCCGGAGGATTACCTGGTCGAGCGCCTGGGCTGGAGGAGGGAGACGATAGTATGGAGCTCCCTCCCGGAGTACACCCGGCATAAGTGGGATGGGGATCCGGATCCGCTCCTCGCCGTGTTGAAAGCGGTCTCGATGTGGAAGTGGGTAGCCGTCGAGAGCGGGATCGGAACGGGCAAGACAAGGCTGGGAGCTGGGCTGGCGCTCTACTTCCTCGAGGTCTGGGAGAACAGCCTGGTGATCACGACCGCGCCAAAGCGGGACCAGCTGGGCCTCCACATCTGGAGGGAGATCCAGACGCTGTATGAAAAATTCGGATATGGTGAGCTCGGGACTTTGAGGCTGCGAATGAAACCCCCTTATGACGATTGGAGCGCAACCGGATTCGTCGCCGGCGTCAAGGCGACGGAGGTGCAGGCCTCGGCGACTAAAGCACAGGGCTTCCACGCCGAGCACATGCTGATCATTTGCGAGGAGACACCGGGGATCCACGACGCCGTCATGACAGCGCTGCAGAACACCTCGATCGCACCTCACAACGTCATCGTGGCCTTCGGAAACCCGGACCATCAGATGGACACGCTCCACAGATTCGCCGGGCTGAAGAAAGTAGAGCACATCAGAATCAGCGGCCTCGATCACCCGAACGTCGTCCTGCAGGATCCGTCGTTCATCCCGGGTGCTCAGACACAAGCGGGGATCGACAACCTCATCGACAAATACAAAAGCCCGGAGCACCCGCTGTACATCTCCAGGGCCAGAGGCATCTCGCCTTCGCAGGCGACGGACGCGCTCATCAGATGGGAATGGTGCAAAGCGGCTGCCGAAGATGAGGGACCAGGCATTGCCGGACCCGGAGCCATCGGGGTCGACGTTGCGAACAGCGCCGATGGGGACGAAGCGGCTATCTGCGAGGGCAAGGGATCGAACTGCATCGGCATCGTCACGATGCCCTGCCCGAACAACCTCCTCCTCGCCGAGGACGTCTACCGACGGATGATGGACAAGACCGTCATGCCGGAATTCGTCGGCGTCGATGCAATCGGGGTCGGTGCCGGGACGGTGAACAAGCTCTATGAGCTCGGCGCACAGGTCGTGGCGCTGCAGAGCGGAGCAGCCGCGCAGGACACCTACACTCGAGGCTTCCGGATGGAGGAGCAGTTCGAAAATCTCCGAGCACAGATGTGGTGGCAGGCACGCGTCGATCTGCAATTCAGGGAGGACAGCGGCCTGCACATCCCGGAGGACCCAGAGCTGTGGGCGGATCTCTGCACGCCGAAGTGGAAGAAGAACAGAAAAGGAAAGATCCTCGTCGAGGCAAAAGAGGAAATCAAAAAGCGCCTCGGCCGCAGCCCGAACAAGGGCGATAGTTTTGTGTACTGGAATTGGGTCCGAGCCCGGAGGGTGGGCGTCGGCATCTCTCTGGCAACAGGAATAACCGTACAGGAAGAGAGCGGACCGCGGACGATTCAACGCTGGGTCCGGACCTCCTCATTTCACGCAAACAGACGGAGGATGTGGTGAAAGACTTCTACACGCTGACTATCGTGGCTGCGATTTTTGCGGCGACGCTCGCCTGGGGACTTTCGAGCTGCAACCGAGGCAGCGCACAGATCCCGGAGTTCGATCCGAGGGAGATCTGGCCAGGGCAAGTGATCCCGGAGAAAGCGAAGATCACGCTGATCTCTCGGATCTCGACGGACACACAGGTGTGGGGATTCAAATGCGGCATGAGATTCTACAGGGTCGAGACGTGGAAGGACACCGTCTCATACATCAACAGCACGACGGAGGATTGGTAAGATGACATTCACGGAGCGAGTGGGGACAACTGCGGCCAGGATCCTGGACAAGTGGACCTCGGGAGCCGTCAAGAGCACGTTCACGGAAGCGGCCACGGCATACGACGACGACCCGAAGGCCGATGAGTACCGCCGGCTCTCAGGGGGAAAGAGGGATCTCCTGCCGATTCAATTCAAGCGAGGGCAGGAGATGGCCTTCTACCTTTGGCAGAGGAATCCCCTGGCCAGGCGGATGATCGAGATTCTGGTCGACTTCTGCAGCGGCGACGATTACGCCGTCAGGGTCAAGATCAAAAACCGGTCGGCCGATGGGGAGATCCAGGACACAGGGAAAAACGAAGCGCAGGCGATATGGGACGACTTCGCAAGGGACGCGGTCAACAACCTCGAGGAGGAGACTCCTCAGATGACCCAGGACCTTCTCATCAACGGCGAACTGGCGATGCCGACGACCGTCAATCCGGTCGACGGATCGGTCAGGCTGGGCTACATCGATCCGGGCAACATCACGGAAGTGGTCCTCGATCCGATGAACGCCCGACAGCCAAAGATCCTCAAGGCAAGAGGAGTGGGCAGTTCTGAGGAGATCCCGTTTCGAGTTTGCCAGGTCGACCTGGATCCGCTCTCGCCGACCTTCAACAAAATGACCGGGCAGATTTTGTATTTCCGCATCAACCATGTCGTGAACCAGACCAGGGGACACAGCGAGCTCCTGGAGCTGGTCGACTGGCTGGACGCGCTGGACCAATTCCTCTTCGACAGCCTCGACGGATTCAGACTCCGGAACAGCTTCTTCTATGACCTCGAGCTGCAGGGACTGACACAGGAGAAGATCGAGGAGGAGGCGGCAAAGATAACGGTGCCGGCGAACGGCTCGATTCGTGTTCACAATGAGAAAGCAAAGTACGCCGTCCAGACGCCCGACCTGAAAGCCGTCGAGGTGGAGCGGGCCCTGGTAGCCTTCCAGACGTTCGTCGTGGGCTCGAAGGGATTCCCCGCTATGTGGTTTGGCTCCGGAGCGGAGACGAACAAAGCGACAGCCGGGGAGATGAGCATCCCGACGATGAAGATGATCCGCGGCGTCCAGGGGACGATCCGCTCGCTGGTGAAAAAGATGGCACGCTACGTCATGGACCAGGCGGAGATCGCCGGCAAGCTCAAGCTCCAGGAGGGGGAGTACATCGACGTCGAGGTGACGATGTTCGACCCCGAGAAGAAAGACACGGAGCAGATCGGCGCCGGTATGACTCAGCTGGTCCAGGCGATGGTCGTCGCCGTCCAGCAGGGGTGGGTCGGCACGGACACAGCGAAGAAGATCATGGACGGAATCGTCACCCGGATGGGCGTCGAGGTGGACACAGACAAGACCGTCCAGGATTTGCTCGATGAGAAAGCGCAGAGCGATGAGGCGAACCTGGCGAACGATACCTACGGCAACCTGGATCCGAAGAAAGCATTCGGCGGGAACGGAAATCCGCAGAACCAGAACCAGGACCTGAACCTCCAGGACCAGCAGCGCAACAGCGAGGAGGGGCAGCCGATTAAGATTCTTCAAACCTTCCAGCCGGCGCCGGTGACCGTTCACGTCGAACGGAAGGCGAAGCTTACAGAGGCGAAGTTTGAGGTGGAGCGGGACTCGAAGGGCCGGATCCTCGGCATCACGAGAAAAGCTAAGGAGAACTGACATGGGCCTCTCGACACGACTCACGATCGCAATCCGCAACGCCCGCTGCCAGGCGCTGGCCACGAGCTGCAACAACGGGTACATCAAGATCTATTCAGGCAGCCAACCGTCGGATCCGGACTCGGCGCCCGG